TGAGATTGTGTTTCCTGCTTACTCTCCGATGGATCTCAGAAGTCCATCATTGGCGAATCTTCACGGTTCGCCTTTTTTTTGTCTTCCCTATTGCGTAATGTATGACAATATGTCATACTTCAATCGTGCTTTGATTTTGACCACGAAAGGAGACATACAAATGCAAACATATAAAATTTTTGAAACTTTTATTGGTGAAGATAATTTGCCCGTCAAAGTTACATATTGGCCGTATAACGATTGGGAACTTGGCTTTCAATTTACCAGCATTAAAACTGGCAATCATTCGATTATAGATTTATTGGATAAGGCAACTTTGGATTTATTAGCGCAAAGAACTAAAGCGCACGAATATTCACAAAGTTTAGAAAACAATAACTAATCAACCCGCGCCAAGGACGGCGCTCAATTGGAGCAAACAAAATGAACAATTATAAAATAAAAAAAGTAAACGAAAACGGGCTTAAATTTATTAGAGAAATTCTTGATAAATATCACGTTGACCCGCAAAGAGCTTGCGAAAAAGAATATGCAAAAGATGTTGAATTTGCGTTAACTGAACTATGTGACCCAATTCTTGAAATACCAGCATTATATTCCGTAAACGGCTGTACCCGCTCATGGGTTTTATCAGAAAACGATATCACAACTTATTAAGGAAACACCCCGGTGAGAATAATTATTGATTTAGATAAGAGGAGACAAACAAATGAAGATTAAACCCGCGCCAAGGACGGCGCACCACGAAAGGAAAGAAAATGAAAAATAAATACAACCCTAACAAAATGTACCAAGGAAACTTCATTGAGCCAAAGAAAGCCCCGCTGTGGGTTGAATACGCCAGCCTTATAGCACTAGGGGTGGTTATGGGAGGTTTGTTTGCTTACGGGCTTGTCACGGCTACTGGGGGCTAATGTGAACAAAGAACGCGAACTGTTGAGACGGGCAAAAAATAATTTGCATGGAGCCAAGTTGTGTTCCGTCAATTCCATGAGTAGCAGGGCCGAAATGCTACGTTTGATGGATGAGGCGATTAAGGGGATTGATGAATTCCTCGCCTCCGAGCAAGAATCCGATGAGCCTGTTGCGTGGATTATTGGATACCAAACAATAACAGGTGATATAGGAAAAAAACTGTCATGGAGTAAATCTGGGGCAGAAGTGTGCAATAGGTTGCAAGGGGAAGAGTATGAAACTCCCCTATATCTCCACCCAGCCGAGCCAGAAAAGAAGCCGATGACGGAGGGGGAGATTGCCAAAGGGTTTTTGCCAGAACCAACAACGGGTATGAAAAGATTTAGGGCTGGAGTCCGCTTCGCAGAAAAACACCACGGGATTGGAGGAAAAGAATGAATTATCCAGATGAAATTAACTGGAGATTGATTGTTGGAAACCTTCGCCGGAGCGGATTGACTCACGCGACAGTAGCAATGGAAACTGGGTTTTCAGTTGGAGAACTTCTACAAATGGAATCTGAAGTTTATTATCCGCCGTACATCAGCATCATGAAGCTTCTGGATCTGCATCATGAAAAGTGTCCGGGGAAGCATGAATTGATTGCTAACCATAGCATTGAAGAAAAGGAAACATCATGACAAACAATGACCAAAATTTAATTCAACAAATGATTCGAGCCGGGAAAATGGACGCAATAAGAGATTTGCTTCCTGAATACCATCAAGCCCGAACTGAAAGAATGATTGAAGAAATGGGGGAGAAGTATATCCTCCATCCTAAAAACCACGTCAAAAGGCTTAAAACACCTTTAGCGCACTAAAAGGAAAGGATATGAATGATGAAATTTGGTATTTTCTGTTTTTGATCGGAGCCGGGATCGGTTGGATCATGAATATAGTTGAATTAGCTCATGCCGATGCAATCAATGGCATGGTAATTTTAAGGGCGGTGGGTATTTTTGTCTTTCCTCTTGGTTCCGTACTTGGTTATTTATGATTGTTCGGCAGAAGCAGATTTGTTAGATGATTGCATAGGATTGCTGATTGTTTAACGTTTAGGCTTTCCGATGATCTTCCTCATTTCCTGTTCAAATTCGTGATCTTCTTTGCACCAATCATCACAAAAAGATCCGAATTCTATAGGGGCGTTACAAGCTAGGCAGTATCCATCTTGATGCTGCCTTTTTAATTTTGGGCCTCGATGCTTTTCTTCATCGTAATCCTGCCCGTTTTCAAATGGTTTTGTCATAACCGCCCTTCAATGTCATAACCACATTCAGCCCCAACTATCGCGCCTTTATCAAATTTGAGATAGATCACCGATCCTGTCGGGTAGCAGTTGAGATAATGACTTGCGCAGCTCATTTGAGAAGTTGACGTCCACGCACATAATATCGAAAAAATGATTCGCCTTCTGCATCGCTTTCTATTTTGTCTCCGTTGATAGAAAGATACATTTTCTGTGGAACTGGAGGCATTTCCAGTTTTGGGCACGAGGCCGTTGGTTTGATTTCTGGCTGCACTCTTACGCACCCAGAAAGCAGCAAAAACAAAAAAACGGCTAGTCCTCTTCTATAAGGCAGCATATAGAGTTTTCTCAGCCTTGCGCCTTCTGACAAGGCCCACAACCACGCTTCCGTTATCGTGGGTCCAATTCATAAAAGCATTTGCTGCTCGGTCGTATTGGCCCCTGCAGTGATATTTGAAAGCGTCAGACGTGTGCAGCGCGCCCATGCCTATGTTAAAGCCTAAACAGATAAGAGCATCGAACTGATTCTGAGTCGTTAGAATGCCATCAAGGAAATGAGTGAGGATGCTTTCACGAGAGGCGAGGTCTGCGCTGAGCTGCTGGACGCAATGTTCTTTTGTCCAAATCATGCCTTTTTTAAGTTCTTTTCCCGTGTGCCCATAACCAATAGTTAGGACTCCACCCGTATCAAAATATGCCGTAGTTCTACAGCCTTCGAACTCGGTAATAAGGTTTATTCCAGTTTGACTGGTTTTCATTTTCTTCCGTCCTTCAAAACGTCTTGAAGGTCTTCAGAAGGATCAATTGTCTCGACTTTATCTCCCGTGGTCTTGAATCCAACAATGCCCGTGACAAGGCTAATAATAGTCAGAAGAACCCACTTCCACGTTCCATCTGGCATTGATGAAACAATACCGATTGCAGGAACTAAAATGGCGTAAGCATTGAAACCTTGATTGGTGTTCAAGTTAGCCATTGGCTCGCACCGCAAGAAGAAGAAGCTTAACGATAGTGTCCACCGCCGTATTGCTGAGACTGGTTGCAAAAGACTTCACCAAATCTGCAGCGGATTGATGTTTAATTACAGAGTCGATTGCACGTCCTTCTAAATCAGAAATCAGGTTTTTGATTCGAGTGATTTGAGGGATACTAAGTTGGCTATCAGACAGCCATTTAATAATCAAACTAATAGCTGTAGAAGTTATGATGTTCATTTTGTACCTTTTTTAATCGTTGATTTTTTAACTGGAGTTTTCTTTGGAGCTGCCTTTTTGATTGCTTCTACTGGTTGATTAAGTTTTGCCTTTGGCTTGGTGGCCTTGAGCTTTTTGTCTGGATGGTGTTCTGGATGGCGGTCGAAATAAGAGCCTATAACTGGCTCAGCATCGAATGATTTGGGCTTGAAGAGTGACAATAAGCGTTTGAACATCGCTACTCCTTGTCGGCTTTCCGATCTAGCTTGGTAATTATGAGGTCTAGCGTGTGCTCCATTCTTGAGAGCCTTTGGTCTAGGTCTGTCTTTTTAACGTATTCGTTGGGAAGCAAAAGCTCCAGATTTCTCATATCTCTAGCTAACTGGCTTTGATTGTCAGATACCGTCCGTTGGCTGGTAGAAATGCTTTTTGTCCACCATCCAATCACACCACTGACGATCATGTAGAACAGAGATACTGCAGCGATAGTTGCCTCCCAGCTCATAGTTGCTCCTTATTCAGCAGGAGCGGATTCTTCTCCTGCTGGCTCTGCTTCAGCTACGGGAGCTTCAACAGGCGCGGGAGCCTCTTCCTTGGCGATTTCATCGGCCTTTGCTGCAAGGTCTGCAGCGACTTCGGAAACAAGCTTTGCTTCTTCAGCTTCGACCCATTCAATAAGCTCTTTCAATTCCTTACGAGCCTCGGAAGTCATATCCAACACAATTTGTTTTAATGACATTTAAATTCCTCTTTAAACAAAATTATCTTTGGCAGAATCATCTGCATTTTCAGCAACAGCATCTTCATTTGATGTTGCAATTTCTTCAGCTTGTTTTTGGTGCACCTGTTGAACTCTCAGCTTGTAAACAAGCATTTCAACATTTTCCATTGGAAGCTTGCGGAGGCCAATAAAAATCAAATCCAAATCATTTTCATCAATCGTAAATGTAAAAGCCATTTTTTTCCTTTTTAAACGGTTGGTTTGGTTGGTTCTTCTGGAAGAGCTGCTAAAAAATCTCCAGAAGATGCAGGAAGGTTCCCCGCGCAAATAGTGTACGCTTGAGACCAAAAACTGTCACGCCAACCGTTTAAAGCCTCAGCATCTGCTTTATATTGAGCGTCAGTTGATCCAAGATAAGAAAGCGCAAAAATGATTGAGTCATAGCCCCAAGAATAAGCAACAGCATCAAGCTTAATTCGGGCCTTATTCAAATAATCCTGAACAGTTTGCTCTTTTAGAATTTCTTCGTATGCGGGAGATTCGACCACTTGACCTTTGGCTACAACATATAAAGAAGGGTTTTGAATCACTTCTTTGGCACAAGTCAAAGCCTTGTCTGGGATAGTGCCGTCTATAGTTGACCCAACTCCAGTGATTATTCCTGTTGAATCATAAAAACAATAAAACTCTTCCATTTTTGTTTCCTTTTAGTAGTTTGGAACGTAAATTCCAGATAAATGAATAGAAAAAGATATTCCAGCAGCACCAACGATTGATGCTGAATTTCCTCCTGCAGCTACAGGAACAGCCCACATATTAGCAATGGTCAGCTCGGTATGATCCGTGTCTACTTGTCCGCCATTTATGTATAGGGTCATGTCATTTCCAGCAGGAGCTGGCTGGGCATTATTCCTACTTGCAACAACAAATAAAGTACCAGCAACAGGAGCGGTAAACGAAAAAGAAGTGCTTACAGTGGTGTTACTTGCATAAACCCTTGGAGCATTCAACGCTTGAGGAGCATTGAAATAAGTCAAATAATTTGCAGCATCAAAAACCTGAGAACCACCAATGGTCAAGTTGGAAAAGTCTGTTTGTGATGTTGTTGCTGAATTTCCAGAACAGTTGCCAGTTACATTTCCGGTTAAAGGACCAATAAATCCAGAGGAGTTTGTCAGAGCCCCTGACATTGTGTCTCCAGCTTTATTGAGTGGAATGTAACCTAGAGCAGAGGTCACGTCTGTTGAAGTAAGTGATACCGTACCGACTCGACCGTTAAAGCTTGCCACCTTTGCAGAGTCAGCAAAAACGATGTTCGCACCATCACCATAGATATAGGTCGATTGTCCCTGAGTTAGAGTCACACCCGTACCGGATGCGGTTTTAGCGGTAAGAGTGAAAGCTCCAGTTGTATTGTTCTGAACAATCCATTCTCCAACAACGGCAGGAAAAATAATATTCCTTGCAGCGGTAATTGCTCCAGATACGATTAGTATCGGATAAGCTGCCTGAAGCTGAGAAAGAGTTATATCAGTAGTCGTAATGGTTATTGCCTGAGAGCCTTCAAAAACCAAAGAAGTCCAGCCAGCTCCACCCGTGTCGGGATTGCTCGTATTGTTTTCCGTGGTATTGACCCACAATCCACTAAACGCTGCAGCCTGAAGAACCGCGCCTTTAGGATAGCCTCCAATGGTCGTAGAAAAAGCAGAGTCATAAGGAAACATTCCACCCGCTTCTTGCCATTGTTGTATTGCAGTTATTTCATTCAGGATTCCGTTGAAGTCAGCACCAAATGGAGGAACACCGCCTGAACTTATGGGCTGAAACGTCAACGGAGGGAATCCGTCAGTCAGGGAAGCTTTCCCATTCGTGATTCCAACCTGAGAAGCTTGTGGAATCGTATTTTTGTAGCTCGAACCTGCTGAGTTAGCAAAAGGAATCGGAATCTTTGTTGGGATGTTTGTGCTTAACATATCTGATCCTGTTAATAAGTGACGTTGACGAGTACACCAGCGGGTCTAGGAAACACCCCTGAGCTTTGAACAATGGCAAGCTGCCAAGCATTCGGAATGAAGTTGAAATGATACGTCAGGCTCATATTTAGGCCATCTATCACATAAACGATTCCATAAGGGCTTCCAGATACCGAAGTGCCAAAAAAATACTGGAGAAAGCTGTTGATATTTGGAATCGACAAATTGCTGATATTGACCGCTGCCTTGACCATAATCAGGCGGCGATAAATGTCATCTGATAAATAGTAGGTCGTAGTGTTCGAAACAGAGGAATAAAATGGAGCTTGTCCAAAAGGCTGGGGACCAGTTGAGGCATAAGCTAAAAGATAAGCTTCATCAAAACCCAAAAAGTTTGGTGAACCCGGAATTTGCAGATACCGCG